CATCCGTGCGGGTGGCATCCATATCGGTCTCGTACTCGTATGGGCCTTCCATATGGGTACGGATGATATCCACCAGCAGATCAAGCTCCTGCTTCATTGAGGCATGGAGCCGGGCCTGAACCGCCGACATCACCTTCATGGCGCGTTCCATAAGCGCCAGGGTGGTGCCGACAGGAGCGTTCTGATTGGCATCACCAATCTGAAGATCGGCAATAGAAGCAAAACGCCGACCTTCCTCAACCAAGCCACCCAGGAGGGTGGCAAGAACCTGAGATGGTTCCTTGTATGGGAGGAAGGTGATGCTGTCCTTAATTGCCCCGGACGGCACATCCACATCCCGGAACTCGCCCGGCATCAGCGGAGTGCTGTCGCCCTTAATGCGAAGACCACGGGCCTTGAGACCCGCCGGGAGATTGGAGAGGGTGCCAGCATCAACAAGCTGACGGAGTATCGAGGTCGCGGATTTGGCAATACCACCAATCAGGTGGATCAAACCAAACGGGTAGAACCCAAACCCAGGGATATACCCATACTGCACGAAGTGCTGACGCTTGATCTTGAACGGATCGTCTTGCTTCCAGTTACGGTAAATTGAGAGAACCTTACCCGTGGATTTCTCAACGGTAACCACATACGGCAATGCAATCCCGGTCTCTTCGCCGTCCTTGCCAACATCTTCATAGCCAGGAAGATCAAGATCAACGTGCATTTCGAGAAGGATATGGCGGTCATCCATATCCGTGAGTTCTTCTCCAGAGAGTTTATCCTTTGCTCGCTGGATTTCATTCCGGTCTGGGACCGGGGTAGAAAGATCAATATCCCGATAGAAACCCATCACCTGTAGCTTGCGGATTTCGTTGGGATGCTTCCGCATGATGTGAGTGTAGCGAGTGGCGGTCTGAAGATCGGTGGCACCATAAGGCGCGACAAAGTCTTCCGCTGGCACATACACCGAGGTGGGACGACCAAGGGTCGGATCGAAGTAGACCTTCTTGAATGCCGCGCCTGCGAGAGGAAGAGCAAACAGCATACGCTCATGCTCATTCCGGTACTCGGTCATCCTCTCGGTCATCATGTAGTTCAGGTCTTCTTTGACCCGCTGTGCCTGACGCTCACGCTCCGGCGTTAAACGCCCGACAATCTTGGTCTTAACTGGACCGCCAGCCGGGAAGGTCTCCATGATAGCCTGAGACTGAAACCGCACCGCAGCTTCAGCAAGAATCGGGTGAAACACACCACAGGCACCCGGCCATGGGGAGGAGCGGTCTTCGATCTTCAGGCCAAGAAGATCTAATCCCTTTTTGTAAGTGTCTTCCCAATCCTGCCGGGAGCGGCTGTCAGATTCAAAATCACCAATGAGTTCATTGCCGAGAGCGCCAAGATCCCGCTCATCCATATGGTCAGCAAGGTTGGTGCCGAAGTCAGGCATGAGTTGTTCAGACAACTCTGGTCCGAGAAAAACAATCGCGCCTCCATCCTCGGTCTCAATCGAAACCGCATCAGGGTTCACGATCTCCACCTCAATGCCCGGCTCACCGGGGTTTCCTAGAGGATTAAAGGCCTTATCTACGGACACTGTGCATCCCCTTAATAATATTCAACTCGGCGCATCGGAACATCTTCTTCTTCGTAATCTGCCGGAAGACGGACAAATCCGCCCTGGCGATACCGCATGAGTGCCATGACAACACTGTCAACATAGTCATCATGTGTCCCATTCGGGAAAGAAGCACACTCCTCAATCACCTCATCCGCCCATCGGGTTTCAGGACACCAGACCATCCCAGAAGAGAACATGTCAGTGACACTGTTGGCCCTCATGATCTTGTCCCCGGACGCCCTGGTAGGGGTGAACTCGGAGACAGGTATGTCCATTTGCCTCAACTCGTGTATCAAAGGCAAGCCTGAAGCCTTACCTTCAATTAAGAAGGTATCGGGTTGCCATTCAAGATAAATCTCTCTGGCCTTTGCTTTTAGCGCCGGAAATTCCATACGCTCTTTAAACGCATCAAGAAGAATGATATTGCTTCTTGCATTACCGTTGTCATCTTCATTGTCAAATACACCCCATACTGTGATTGCGGTGTAGTCAGAACGGTTATTCTTTGTGAATGCAGTGTCGGCAGAGACAATCACATACTCGTAATTGGGTGGTCGGCTGGCTTCCCAGCGCCTCCACCATTCCCGTTTGAGGATGGCACCCTGCTCATTGGTGGGCTGTTGTTGGTACTGGGCATTCCATTTGGAGGGGGGCAGTTCGTTCTTGAGTGCCTCAAGAGCTTCCTTACTCCAGTACCCAGGCCAAAGGGGATTGCCGGAGGGCATAATGGCCGGAAGCTCAATCACTTCCCACTCAGATACCCCGTCACGATCCATGGAGGATTGAACCAAACGCCCGGTCAGATCCCGCTTACCCCAGCGGGTCATCACGATCACAATACGGGCATCAGGCTGCAAACGCTGACGGGGACCGGAGGTGTACCAATCAAAGACCTTGTCATAGACAGACGGGTCATCCATGGCTTGGATAGCCTGCTGTTCAGTGTGGGGGTCATCAATGATGAATAGATCCGCACCCTTACCAGCGATAGCACCGCCAACACCCACGGCGAAGTACACGCCACCCTTGGAGGTGTGCCAACGTCCAGCGGCTTTGCTGTCGGACTGAAGTTTGATGTCATCGAAGATTAGTTTGTAATCTTCACTGTCAATTAGGTTTCTAACCTTACGGCCAAAATCCACAGCAAGTTCTGCTGTGTGGGTTGCCTGGATGATCTTAGATCCTGGGTTCTTACCCATAAACCACGCAGGCAATAAATACGAAGCAAACTCAGACTTGGTGTGCCGGGGAGGCATGTTGATGATCAGCCGCTTGCACTGACCATTAACAACTCTCTCAAAGGCATCAGCCATGATTTCATGGTGCCTGCCCTGAATAAACCCAGGCCACATCTTCTTGGTGAAGGAAAGAAACTTGGTTTGAGCCAGTTCCTTATCACGAGCCTCTTCAAGCTCCTTCAGGAGCTTCAATAGAACTGATTGCTCCTCAAGGGGAAGCTGATCAATCTTAGAAAGGACGCCCGTTAAATCCACATATCTTCTCTGAAAAAGCCCCCTCCCGGTGAGGGGAGGGGGGAGTCAACTGGGAGGAAAACAGCGGATGTCACCGCAACACGAACCTAATCAATTACCTTATGCCTTGGCAAGAGGATTATCCACTAACACCAAACTTCTCGCTCTGCGTGGCATATTCTTTAAATACCCACGATCAATAAGACAGTATATAACTCTATGCACATTACTCCTAGAAGCTATACCCATGGCACTACCAATCTCATCATAAGAAGGGCAATAGCCATGTTCATTCCAATACTCTCTAATAAACTCAAGCATCTTCATTTGTTTTTGAGTCAACGTCTTTTCTCCTCTGCAATTCAAACTCAATCAATGAAACCATCTTACTGGGCTTTACTTGAAACGCATTACAAAGCCTGAAGAAGTTATCCATTGAAAGAGATACACTCCCCTTTTCCCAATTAACCAAGCTGCTGGCTGACAAGCCATAAAGCTCAGCAGCCTTATCCTTGGTTAATCCCCTGTAGGCCCTAATCCCCTTCAGCACGGTGCCGAGAGCAAGCCTGACCTCTTTGGGGTTATGCATCATCTCTCCCCGCTTGCAGCGTCCATAGGCATGAGGTCTTGCTTCACCACATAATCCCCAAAAACAACCTTGGAAGCATGGTCTGGACCCATCACCACGCCAGTGTAATCAGCCGCCACACAGTGAGGCTTAACTCCATTCAGCCACCTCTGGACAGACATGAACACACCACCAGCAGGACCAAAAACCCCACCATGGATGTCATGGGGACGAACCCTTATCACGGCACCACGGAATGGTGACAAACCATACCTATCTGGAATTGAGTCTTCCCACTTGGTATTAACAAACTTACCACCATGGGAGAAGTTTATCTGACCACCAAGATAAACTTCAAAACTATCTACATTTGGATGCACATGTTCTGGTATAATGTAGTTGGGTGGAACAGCAAACAACTGAACCTGAAACTCATCCCTTCTATACCACAGGATCTTTGCTACACCCTCAACATTACCAACAGCCTCATAAAAGGGTATCATTCCAATAGAGGGTGTTTTGGTTAAAAACCAATGCAAGAAATCCTCAAGCTCATCACTATTGGACATCATCCCTCACCCTTTTCAAAGCCCTCAAAACAATCAAACCGCATTGCGGGGTCTCAAGTAACTGCTCATCCGTGGCACGAAGGAACTCATTCAGGCTACCAAAACAAGACAACGTCACACGGACCTTAGAAGCTATCCTGTTGCCCGCCTGCTTCCTGACGGCATCAATATACCTCTTGGCCCAGTCATCGACCTGTACGGTCTTCGCAGAGGCTTCTGGCCCTATTCCAGAAGCCCTACG